TACTTTAGACGTTTTAATATTACCACCCCAAAGAGCAAAAGATATATCACCACAAATTGGTTTACCTTTTTCATCTATATAGTCACCAGTAACATACTCGTGAGCACGTGATAGATATGCAAATGTTTTTTTTACGATTGATAATGACATGCGTTTACCAGCTATTAAATCCGTTGCACGACCTTTGCCCACTAAAGTGGCACAAGGATTATTAAATTCCTCATTTATAGATTTACTTCTTTCAGCATTTTTTCTAGCTGATTTAGGATAATCATCATAATATTCTTGTTTATTTATTTTTAAAGCCTCATCTAGTTCTGTCATATTAGCACAAGGCATATAAATAGTACCTTCATCTGTATCATGTGAATGTGCAATATCACAACCAATTTCTTTTGCTCTGTCTAACGCTTCTTCTTCAGTAGCATATACCTCATCACTAATTGCTTTTATATTTTTAGATTTTACTTCTTCTTCTTCAATTACTTCTTCAATAACTTCTTCTTCAATCACATCTTCTTCTTCTATTACTGGAAACTCTACGTTATCAGAGACTCCCATATCTAAATCAGAAATAGGAATTAGGTTTGACGGCACTAAATAATCTTCCATTACTGGATTTTCTTCATCTACACCATACCCTTGTGCTTGTCTTTTTTCATTTGCACTTAACCAATATGACTTTGATAAAGTATCTACTAACTTTTCTTGTTCAGGCATTAACTCAGGAACGGCACTATAATCAAAATCAAAATATAAATCTTCACCAAACATAGGTACTAACCACCTATTAAACTCATCTCTTATTTTATTTAATTCAGGTATTACTGCATTAGTAAATAAAACCTTTCTAGCGGTTCTATAATTATCATAAGTTGTTGATTCTGTGTTATTTAATAATTGAACTGGTATACCATATATGTTACATAAATCTTTAACAGTAGCGTTATAAGATTCTAATAATTGTAAATCAGAAGTTGAAAGACCAAAGTTTACCCAACTAAATTTCTTTCCTGTAATCATTACATCATTAGCTGATTTAGTTCCTTGATAATTTCTTCTGAAAGCGTCTTTCATTTGTTGTGCTTGAGTCGGTGTTAATTGGTCATCATCAGGAGTTAACATTCCTCTAGCAGATTGATTATGTAAGAATTTTAAATTAGTTTCTACCGCTTCATTACTTGTTGTTAATACCCTCATGCCTGCTTGTATTGGAGATTGACCATATAAGTGAGAGCCATTACTAGAATAATCAGGATTAAAATCTGAAATATGTAATACTTCTTCGGCAGTTAAATCATATCTATTATCATTATACATCATAGTATATTTTGATACTGGCTTAAATATTCCGTCTGATTTTATTTCTATTAAGTGTGCAGGTAGATTATATAACTGATAATATATGTCTCTGTTCTCACCGTTTTCAGGAGAGATTCCATATACATATCTATTGCCAGTTAGTTTACCAAAACCAATAAGTTCCTCAAGAAATACTGCCCAAGATTGTGCTGGATTTGGTCTTTCTAATAACTTACCAAGTGCTGAATGTTCAACTTGTTCTAGTGTATGCTTTCTTAATAGCTTTGCTTTTAATACTGATTCTTCATTTAAGCTATTTGATGTTAAGGCTTTGTATTCTTTTAATGCACCGTCATCAACTTTTCTATAAATATTATAAGGTACTGTTACTGCTGATTTAGATATTAATTGAATCAATGAATATATTGTGGGATTGTAAGCATAACCTTTTTCTATATAATCTTCATTATATTGATTATTAGAAATTGTATTGTCACCCATAAAGTTATAAATGAATCTATTGTACGATTCATTCGTCTGTTGAGAATTAAATGCTTTTAATCCGTTTCTTAATCTTTGGAGAAAACTTGCCATAAATAGAATTTATTTTCAAAAATACTAAATTTATTTAAACTATGATAAAATCTCTTGACCTAGCTAAGCCAGTTGTCACACCATAACGGAACGCGTCCATTAAATGGTCTTGTCCATTTTGTTTTATCTTATTAATTCTTTGTCCGTCTTTATTAGATTCCCAAACGTAATATTGATATTCAGTAAATAGATTTTTGCTTTCCTTAGAAGCAAAAACTGTATACTCTTTTATAGTTTGTATGCCATTTAAAATACTATCTTTTCCTTTTTGTGATGGTTTAGCATATAAGCCTAGTCTCTTTAACTCTTCAATGCTCTTAGGCTCTGCACTATCGCATATAAATATTTGTTCTTCTAATTTTAGATTTTTAATCTCTTGATAAATGTCTTGATTAGTTAATCCTTTTTTATATAATAATTCATTTACATATAGCCTATCATTCTTTCTTCTAATCTCTATTATTGTGGTAGGGTCATTTGAAAATCCAAAATCCATTGCATAAGCAACTTCACAATGTTCTTTATTTAAAAAATCTTTATAGTCTATCCATTGCCAGTTATCAAATATTGCACCAGTTTTAAAGTTTGCCCTTAATCCTAAACCAAATACTCGCCATCTATCGGTATCTGTTTCTTTCATTCTTAGTATTTCTTTTCTTATTTCTTCATCTAAGAAAGCATTATCCTCAAATGTTGTAATAAATAACTCAGCATCTGAACGGTTACTAATATCATAAAGCCAATGAATAACATCTGACGGATTGAAGTCACATAATATTCTCTCACTTGTTCTAAGTGCTAACTGCTCAAAGTCTGATAAATAAAATTCATTTGCTTCATTTAACCAACATATATCTCGTTTTCTACCTCTTACTTTCATCTCATTATCAAGAGATATAAATTCTACTAAATGCTTTTTATATTTAAATGTCAATTCTGCTTTATTAATTTCTGCGAAATTATATATACCTACCTTTTGTGCTATCTCTATAAAGTCTCTATAGACAGAGCCTTTGAGAGCAGGTAAGGTTTTTCTTGCTATGGTTATTACAAGTTTATCTTTTCTTGTTGTTAATAAGTATATAATATATTGACAAAGTGCATATGTCTTTCCGCTTCTTGATGAACCTTGATGTATGACTATTCTTTTATCTGTATTTATAGTTTGATAAAACTGAACATTACATTCTATTGTTTCTTTTTTCCTGCTGGTTTCCATGTAATCAATTTGCTTTCTACTGAACCATTCACATCGTATTCCCTTCTTTCAATATAGCCTCTATCCTTTGCTTTTGTCTTTAAATAAAATATTGTAGAGGTAGGGTTACCACCTTGTATTTGTTTAAATAATTGACTCTCTGCAAAGTCTTTTGCCACATTACTTAAATCATCTACTTGACTAGCAAACTCTTTATCTTCTTTGTAATACCTATAAAATGTAGTTCTATCTATACCTACTTGTTTACAAGCGGTAGTGACTACTCCTAAAGATTTTTCAAGTCCTTTTAGCAATGCCTTTTTAGTATGTTGTATTTTGTTGCTTTTCATTTTACAAAAGTATTATATTTTTTACCATTTATTTTAACTACTAAGTTTGAATCAAGTTTTATCATTCTATCTATTATAACTTGACAGTATTTTGGGTCAAGTTCCATTCCATAACATTTACGATAAAGTTGATGTGCTGCAACCATAGTAGAACCACTGCCTAAATATAAGTCAATAATTATATTATCTTTTTTTGAATAATCTTTTATAAAAGGTGTTAAAACTTGCAAAGGTTTCTGTGTTGGGTGTATTCTTTTTTTTACATCTTGTTTACTCAATCCAAAATATCTAAACCAATTAAAGTGTATTACCTGTCTTTTATGTTTTTGTTTTGTCCATAATAATTCAAATTCAGAATTACTATCTGCATCACCATTACTGTCAAGAGTTTTATCCCAAACTATATAATGTCCATTGTCAAAGTTTTCAATATACTTATAGTAATAGTCAGCACCCCATAAAAAAAACTCTTTGCAATAATTAAAGTTTTTAAATAAAGTAGTAATTAATTCAGGTTTAAAATCTTCATTATCTCCTATAACTTTTTCATATTTTTTTCCCTTTCTGTCTCCCCAATTTAAACCACTATAATCAGTATCTAAATTCATTCCATAAGGAGGGTCAGTAAACACCATATCTGCTTTTTCTCCGTTCATTAATTTTGCTACTTGGTCTGCATCCGTACTATCACCACATAACAATCTATGTTCTCCTATTTCAATTAAATCACCTAAAACAACATCAACTTTTAAATCATCAGGTTCATTGTAATCATCTTCTTCTGCTTCAGGTTCAATCTTAAAATCAAAATCTAAACCCCATTCATTTAGTTTTTCAGTATCCCATTCGTTTGCAAGAATATCAAAATCCCATTCACCAAATCCTACATTGTCTTTTATTATAAATTCTTTCTTTTGTTCATCTGTCCAACCTTCTGCAATATCAATTGGTATTTCTTTTATACCTGCTTTTTGTAGTGCTTTAAGCCTCATGTTGCCACCGAGTACAATCATATCTTCATCTACTACTAATGGTCTTTTATCAAGCATCTCAGGAAAATCTTTTATTGATTGCACTAATTTATCAAACTTTTTATCTGATATGTATCTAGGGTTTTCATTATTAGGAATAATCTCTTTTATGTTTACTTTTTTTCTCATCTTAACAATATTTAGCAACTATGTTTGAATATTTTACCTTATTACCTTCAATACTTTCTTTAAAAAAAAAATATAAATACCATAAATCTTTAAAAAACAATTCTACTTGTGGCTCATTTCTATAATATTTATCATCTACTGGAAAAAGTTCTGCTAATGCATAAATCATTTTATATGTTTCTATGTCATCATCATAATTAAATAATCCCAACTTTGCTTTTTTTTTATTGTGTTCTATATATAATTTAAATATCTGAAATATCTTTTTTTTATTTTTCCTCACATCCCAAAAGTATTATAAAATCTTTTCTTGTTATAACTTTTCCTTGATATTTATATACTTTATTATTATTTATATCTTGATATTGTAATGTTTGTTCTCTATTTATATATACTTTTCTTGACTTGTCTATTTCAAAAAAAACATTTCTATTACGATTATCTCTAAACGCATTAAAAAGGTTTATCATTGTTTGGCACACATTGTCTGTAGTGCCAACTATTTCATTGTTATCGTCTAAGTATAAATATTTAGTCTTTAACTTCTTTCGCTTCTGTATCTTGTGCCTCATCTTGTTCCAATTCTTCCGCTTTAGGTGGTGTCACACCATATTGTTCTAAAGCCTGTAAAACTAATGAAGATTCAGATAATGTAAAAAGTCCACTTTTGTTTCCTTTTTCACATACCTGAACGATAACTTGCAATGCTTGTTCTTGTGTCATAATTTATTTATTTATATCTACCTGTTTTTAAATCATATTGTATGAAACAACTTCCTAAAGTCCCATTTAATCTTTGAGACTTCATTTTAACTGTTTCAAACTCAACAAATTTAATATGTTTTTCTTGATTTAAAAGTAAACCTTCAACTAAATCTCTACCCTTAACTCTATCTTCTACCTCATCATCATTAATTCTGTGCATTACAACCATACAGTCCACCTTATTAAAATGCATAGTTCCTCCTGCTAAACTAAATGCCGTTGCCTTTGGTATAACACCTCTAATCGGTGATGGCGTTTTAGGGTGTTCAACATATGTCATAATACTATCTGTCTTTTTTGCAAATTGTTTAAGGATAGTAAGTGTAAGTTTTAAATACTGATACATATTACTCTCTCCTGAGTTAGATTCTACTACCCAGTTCAAAGGGTCTATAACAAAATTATTATATCCTTTATCAGTATATTCCTCAAATTTATCTACAAGAGAATTTATTGTAGGCATCTCATCGTTATTTTCTAGAAACGCAAAATGATTTCCAATAAAGTCTATTGCATCATTCATTTCGTCTTCCGTACATTTATCTGCATAGTTAGGGTTAACATTCTTTCCTAGATATGCCTGACAAAGGTTTAGAACCAACTCTGCGGTGTTTGTTTCAGGTGAGTACATCATAACCTTATCACCATAATGATATGCCCTTAAAATGCTTAAATAATTTAATACCTCTGACTTACCACTTTGAGGATATCCACTAAAACAATAAAGAAATCCTTTACGCCATCTGAAATTTTCGTCCAATCCTTTTATATGAGATGTCTCTCCCATAGGGTAGCCTTCTTCAAAATAAGAAAACAATTTATCTTTTATGTCTTTTACAAATACTTCTTTACACGCATTTTTATTATAATCCTTTTTTAGGATGTCATCAAAATCTTTAACTTTTATCGGCATTTTTTATTTTTTTTATAGTTGTTTCTAAATCGTCAATTATTGTAATATATTTTTCTTGTTCTTTCTGAATATTATTAATTATTAAATCACCACTATTTTGTGTGGTGCTAATTAAAACTATCAACTTACATAATTTATTTATAGTTGATTGTACATATTCATAAAAACTTTTGTCTAGGTCTCTTTGATACTTACCTCTATTGTTAACTGATTCTATCCATTTAACTGTTATAGCATCTTTTTCAAATTCGTTAATAAATTTTTCTATTTTCTCTTTTGTTAATTGCATTTTTTTATTATTTTATTATATACATTGTAATTAGTTACATAGTAATTAATTATTTTTTATTAATAAAAAATAATAGTAATTACATTGTAATAAGTAATTAACTAATTATAAAAATAAATTTAAAAAAAAATTATAATAATTAAAAATAATTTTATAAATTTGTTTTATGTTAACTAAAGAAATATTAGAAGGTCGTCTCAAGGAGATGAAACTAGATAAACAAAAATTAGCTAACAAGGTTGATGTAACATTGATGACAATGTATAACAAATTTAATAACCCTGATAGCTTTAAAATATCGGAATTAAAGAAACTTGCTAAGGTAGGATTTATAACACATTTAAGAATTGATTTATGATGGAAGATGTACAAAAAAGTATAATTAGACAGAGTTCAATCAAGGCTTCTATTGATTTTTTTAAAATCAAATCAGAGCAAGGTAGTAATGAGGTTACCGTTGATGACGTAATAGATGTAGCAAGTGAGATTGCTTACTATTGTGCAACTGGTAAGAAGTATAATAATAATAATAATAAACTTTTAAAATAATGAAAAACAACAAATTGTATTTAGGTAGTGGATGGACAAGGACTGGAAAATATGGAGATTTTTATAATCTACAAATTGATTTAAATTTACTTGCAGAGAATCCAAATTGTATTCAGAAAGTAGGTGATAAAAAATTTTTAAATCTTACTATGGGTAAACTTCAAGAGCCTTTAAGTGCAGGACAAGATTTATATGTAAGATGGAATGATTTTACTCCTGCCAAAACGGTAGAAGAAAAACAAGGCAACGATATGCCTTTCTAATTAATTATCGTATTTTTTTATAGTTTGGAATAGTGCCTGATAAATATTTTTAAGTGGAATATTTTGATGGCACTTTTTTTATATTAGTAATATGATTGAATTAATAAAACATTTCTTAGGTTTCTGTGGAGAACATTGGCATCCTAATTTATGGACAATATTATACACCTCTCCTTTAATTATTTATAGTATATACTATCTCAGATATACTTTTAAAAGGTATTTAAAAAAAATTATATAAAATATTTTTTCATATCAGATTAAAGTATTAAATTTATTTTTAATTTAAAATGAAAAAAATAAAAGACAGCAACGAAGAATATCATTCACATAATAGTATTTCTGCTAGTGGATTAAAAACGATATATAAGAAGTCTATAAATCATTATTTCAATAGTGCATTTAAAATGACAGATGCAATGAACTTTGGTAGTGCAGTTCATTCTGCAATTCTTGAGGGTGGTCATGACCTTGCCGTCTTGCCTGAACTTAATCTCAGAACTAAAGAAGGTAAAAAGATAAAGCAAGATTTCATTAATGACAACAAAGGAAAAATTGTTATTAAACAAGAGGAAGAGGAAGCTATAAATAAAATAAAAAGAAATTTCAATAATCATAGTTTGGCTAAGAAGTTGGTTCAACGATTGACTGAAACAGAAGTTTCATACTATGGTAATATAGATAATGTAGATGTAAGAGTAAGACCTGATGGCATTAAAGAAAACGATTATATTATAGATATAAAAACCTCTATGGATGCTAGTCCTAGATTTTTTAAAAGTTCTATATATAACTTTGCATATCATCTTCAAGCGTGCTTCTATAGTGAAGCACTTGGATATGACCCTGCTAAATTTAGATTTATAACTATTGAAAACAAATATCCTTATACCGTAGAAGTATTTTCTATGAGTGAAGACATGATTGAGTATGGTAGAAATGCTTGGAGAATAGCATTTGATGTATGGAAAGAATATTTAGAGACCGATAATATGAGAGGTTTCTACTGGGAACAATTTAATAAAGACGGAAGTTTAATACTATGACAATATCAGATGATTTAAGCCAACACGAAAAACGTGAACTGTATGGTACATATCAAACCAATAAAATGACACGAGCAAAGATAGACGCTCTTATGGAAGCTATGGCTCAAGCCGAATGTACATTAGGGATTGATAGTACAGATAAAGAAATAGAAAAAGTGAAGCAAGAACAATTAATTTATTTATCTAAGATAAAAGATTTAGACCCTATTAAATATGACATACTAAAAAAAGTTTTGTGATAAAAGATGAATATAATGTAATGTCAATAAAAAAAGAACTTTGTAAAGAATGGTTGTTACATAAACATTATGCAAAAAGAGTTCCTTCAATATCATATGCTTTTGGATTATTTGATTCTAAAATAATGCAGGGTATCTTAACAGTAGGCAAGCCTGCAAGTAATGCTTTATGTGTAGGAGTATGTGGCAAACATAATTCTAAATATGTTTATGAGTTAAACAGGCTTTGTGTAAACGATGGATTAAAAAAAAATGTATTAAGTTATTTTGTGTCTCAATCTCTTAAAATGCTTGAAAATATAATTTTAGTTAGTTATGCAGATACATCACAAAATCACAATGGTTACATTTATCAAGCTACTAATTGGATATATACAGGATTATCTGCTAAAAGAACTGAAAGATATGACGTAAATAATCCAAATAGACACAGCAAATCTGTTACAGAAAATAAAAATCTAAAGTATCAAGAGTTAGCTATAAGAGAACGACCACAAAAACATAGATATATTTTTTTTATTTGTAATAAAAATCAAAAAAAACAATGGCTTAAAGATTTAAACTATAAAACAGATAAATACCCAAAAGGTAAAAATATAAATTATGATGCAAGTTATAAAACAACAACACAAACAGAATTATTTAAATAAAAATTATGACACAAAAAGAATTTGACAAATTAGTAAAACAATTAAATGATTATTCACTAGATATAATGGCAAATAAAAGACCTGAATATACTAACGAAAATGAAGACGTATTAAATAATTTTAAGACTACCGCAGAAAGACTTGAAACTTCTGAACTAAAAGTGTGGGGTACATTTTTTGAAAAACAGATACAAAGCATTTTTGCACATTTAAAAAATGCTAATTTAAAAAAGAGTGAACCAATACATAGTAGATTTTCAGACATAATAAATTACTGTTATCTAGGTTATGCGTTATTTACAGAAAGAGATGATAAAAAAAAGAATAATTAAAATTGTTGCAATTATCCTAATCGGAGTGTTATCTTTATTCTATGTCAGGAATGAAATCACGAAGAAAGGGTCACGATTACGAAAGAGCGATACGGAAAGAGTTTAGGAATTTAGGTTGGAAGTATTGTGAAACCTCTCGTTATGCTAGCAAAGCAATAGATGATGCTAAAATTGATTTAGTGGGTACAGACCCATTTGCAATACAATGCAAGGCTACTATTAACAATCCTAGTTATCATAAGATTCTTGACCAAATGAGACCCAACAAACCATTATATAAATTAATATACCACAAACGTCAAGGTGGTAGAGAGTACGTTATCATGGAAAAAAACGACTGGCTTGAGATTCTAGAGATGCTAGTTGAAAATAATATATTAAAAAATTATTAAAAATAATTTTAATTATCCTTTGTATTTATTAAAAAATTTTTTAAATTTGATTATTGTTAAATTAAATAATTAAAAATGGAAATACATAATTTTAACTTAATGGGAAGTTCAGACAAATATAGTTTAGAACTTATTTGGAAAGCATATAATAAATATACTTCAAATGAAGATATTTTTGAAATAGGATTTAATGTGAATTCAGGATATGTCTATATAGCATTAGAAAATGGTGTTAGTATAGCATCATGTTTTGGACAATCTGTAGATTATATAGTAACAGATATGGAAAATGGTGATGAATTTTTCTTTGATTTTTACAATCAAGCAATAAATAAATTAGAAAAATTATATGAAACAGTATAGTAACTTTATGAATCAAAAAAAAGATTTAGAAGTAATGAAAGAAACTTGCAATCAATACATACAATGGTCAACAAGTGAGTTTGAAGCTGATATGTGGGATGCAGTAGAAAATAAAATAAACAATTTAATTAAATATTATGAAACAGATAAATGAAATAATGAAACATTCAGATGCTTATAAGCAACTGAAAAAAAGAAAAGAAACTTCAATAACTGAAGATGTCTTATCAATAAAAGATTTAGCAGACGGTATCTATGAAAATACTTGCACTAAATATTTAAAACCTAAATGGATAGAAATACAAAAAGACGATGACCCTGATATTTGGGAAGACCATTTAGATACTATAGGAATAGACCCAAATTCTAAATGTGATGCGGTCATCCTTAAAGTAGTTGCTTATGTAGAATGTGACCCTCCTATATATGTATAGTTTTATAAGAAGTATAATAAAAAGATTTCTTAACGTATGGCTCTGTAATAGAAATAACTGTTACAGAGTTGTACCAAGAAAAAATGGAGTTTGTAAAAATTGTAAATGTAAATAAAATGAATTTTAAAAAAGAATTAATAGAAATTAAAGAAATAAAATATAAACAAAAATTATTTTATAAAAACATAAAAAAGTTTAAACAAAATTTACACACCTTATGTGAAAAATTGTTAACTAAAAACTTTGATGAGGATTATAGTTTTTTATATGAAAGTTTATATATAGACCAAATAGAAACTAAAGAAGATTTTGAAGAAATTATAGAAGATAAATGTGATTGGATTGGTGACTGTAATCATTATGATGTAGAAACAGATTGTTGTAAAGATGACCCTGAATATAATTCTAGTTATAGAAGATACATGATGGATATATGGTCTGATGCAAATTTAAGTTTTACAGAAAAGAAAAAAGATGTTGAATGGTATAATAGGGCTGATAGATATAGTATGGATGGTGTTATTGAATGTATGAACAGACAATATGAAGATTTTAAAGCATTATTATTTACTAGAGATGAATATGAAAAATATATTTATATGCCTAGAATATCAAAAGATAAAATGAATCATTATTTAGATGTAGAAAATAAAATGCCTTAATATGAAAAAGATAATAATAGAATTTTTATTCCTTGTAATGTTATTTGTGTTAACTTGGATGAGTTTAATAATTATATAAAATGGAAATCTCTGAATATATAAAGAAACATTTTTTAGATAGTTGTTCAGATAATATGCACGATTTAAAACATCGTAGACAAATAATAGAATTATATAAAGAACAATTAAAAACTCTTGAGGAGTTTATTAATATTGAAGATGAAAGTTTAAAAAAATTAGAAGATGGGATTAATAAAACATCCGAATAGAGCAAAACAATTAATTGATTTTACAGGTGTACAAAGCGGTAACATATACCCTTCAGATATTGATGCGGTACTAGAATTTGATTCTAAATATTTGTTATTATTTGAATTAAAAAAAGTAGGAGTTCAAGTCCCATTAGGTCAAAGAATGATGCTTGAAAGAATTATTGATGCGTGGGAAGATAGTGGTAAGATTGGTAGTGTCGTTTATTGTGAACACGACACACGGTCTCATGAGACAATATACTTAAAAGATTGTGCGGTAGTTGGTTTATATAACAAAGGTGAATCTAAAGCGTTTAGAAAAGACCTTAGAGAGTTTCTATTCAGTTATGGGGAAAAGTATAATATTAAAAAGATAATCGCTTAAAAGCGTTTATTTCATTTTCATTTTTAGGCTACTGGAAACGGTAGCCTTTTTTTATCTGTTTCTAAAGTAAGCATATTGCATGAAAGGGTCAGCACTATCTTCAGGTCTTGAATTAAAATAACCTCTGTTAAAAGTAACATCACTAAATGCAGTTAAGTTTTGTTGATTAGGTGTATGTGTTCTTATTCTATATCTATTCTTTGCTACGTTCCATTCTAAATTGTCAATAGCCATTTGGTCTTGATTTGCAGGTAACGTTGTGAAATTTAATTTAGGAAATGTTAACATATTTATAGGTGTTAAATAATTATCAGAATCTGATATTTTTCTATAAGTACCTTCATATCTTCCGTTGTTTGTACTCACATCTGCTAATCTTACTCTACACATCATAGTCTCTAAATCTTCAGTATAACTTCTATCAAAATGTCTATATGCTATAATAGGGCTACCTGATGAATTTACTAAAGCGTTACTGTAACCTGCATCTTCAATTTGTCCAAATCTAACATCTACTGGAGGCACTACACCACTATTTAATCTAAATGTTTGATTTGCAATATTTACTAAAGTAGAATAATATTCTAATTCAGTAGACGCTTGTAATTTAAACTCATCAAAATACATTCTAAAACTTGTTCCTAAAGGAAAGTTTGCTTCTTCAGGTTCATATAATTCAATTGTTAAAACTCCTGAAACTGGAACTGGTGTTATTTTAAAATTATACCTTACCCATTCATTAGCAATATCATTATTTATTCTATTAAAAGTTGATGTTGCAGTTTTCCATTCATTATCTTGTACAGACCAATATCTTGTGCTTCCACCACCGTCAGGAGTTAAAAATAATTTAAAGTATAAATTATAATTTAAAAGGTTACCATCATAAGTTGCAGGTTGGTCAGCAAATATTGAAAATTGAAAATTAAGGTCATTAGATAAAAAGGTGTTACTTAAATTTGCAGTATTATTTGTAGCAATAATATTAGTTGCACCACCACCACTTACATCATTACCTATATTTATCATAGAATAACTTCCTTGATATGGAGTAATTCCATAAGTTGCGGTATCATCATCTATTGCAAATGTAGTTGCAGTATCAGTAATTGACCATGTGTTAATTGCATAAGCGTCAGCAGGGATAGAACCTGATGGTGCAGAAACGCTTTCAAAATTACCATTAGTTACATCTGATTGTATTGTATCTTTTATTCTTACATTTACTCTATTTCTTATTGCAGGTCTTCTAATACTTTTTACTAAATCGCTATTTAATGCTTGTATAGTATCTGCACCTTGTGTGCTATTAATATTTTTTATTGGGTTAGCTATAGAGTAAGTTCCTTCATTAGAACCATTTTTGTCATAAGTAATAAACTCAGATGGGCTAGATGAAGAATAATCTTGATTAAAAGACGATAGTGATAAAGCGTCATTTGCTATAATAGTCCATGCACCTTCGTGTTGAAATATTCTACAATTAAACATTAACAATAAATTGTTTAAAATAAATTTTGCGTCTAATGGATTACCGTTTTGATTTTGAAATGATTGTACATCATTAATAAATGTTTGAGCGAATGGATTGCCTTTTGCAGGAGTAACTGCTGAGGCGGAAGTTTGTTGTATTCTACATAAAAACTTATATGAAAAATCTAATGATTTACCAGCATCTCCTTGACCGTTTTCTAAATTTATTTGACGCATACATTCTCTTATTGCATCAAAAGCTGAAGGTCTAACTGTAGATAATTCATAATCATATCCCTCAAGTGTACCTATTAAATCAGATGCGTATGCTTCAATAAGAAAAGGAAAAGATTGTAATGGTAAATTAAAAGAATCTTGTACTATAAATCCAGTCCAATACTTTCTATAAATATCATAAGTTTCTCCGCCATCAACTGAAAATATATCTCCACTTAATTTTATAATTGTTGCACTACTAACTTGTGCAACTGTAGTTGTTTCTCCAGTTGTTGTATTTATAACTACATCACCAACTTCTAGTGAAGTTGTAAAATCAACTGACGTATCTTTTAATCTATTAGCTACCGAATAAGCATCACTTGTACCATTTAGTTTTCTAGAAGAAACTACAACTTTAAATTCTCTATCATTACTAGGCTCAAGAAAATTAATACTTCCTTCTGCGTTCCATAAAAAATTAGCTAAATCCCAATTAGTATTTTCTAGTTCCCAAGCATCACCACCACTATTTTCATCTATATAAAATTGTAACTTACAAGAACTACCAATAATAGGATTAAAAAAATCATCGTCTTGTTGGTATGATATTACTACTGGATTAGCACCTAGATTTAAATTACTAGAAACTAGACCACTATAACCGTCTTCATAAATCTGTAATAAAAACTTATGTTCATCAGGGTCAAAAAAATTAACTCTATATAATTCTCCGTATGCCATGATTATCCAGTTATTCTTGCTCTAAAATCACTTGCCCTTTCTAAAGCTAGTATTAAGTCTTGACCTCTTAAAGTAAATTCTCCTTTACCCTTTGCTGATGTAGCACCCATCATTTGTGGTAATTTATTAAGTGGTATAACCGCTTCAGATTGTCCACCCTCACCAATCATTGCTAAAGTAGGAGATGTAATAATTCCACCATTAGCTAAAAGAGGAATATCATCATTTTTATTTTTACCCCCAAATCCAAGTAATTTTTTGAATATGTCTTTAAACTTTATACTTGACCCACCTACAATAGACATTATACTAGCAATAGCAACCATAATTGCTAATTGCTTTAATAATTGTACAATTACTCGTTTTATACTTTTTAGAAATGAATTAAAACCTTCAGGATTAGACATAACATCAAACATTAAATTAAATCCTGTTGTAACTATATTAGTTACGGTAGCTAGTTGTTGAGAAAATTTTATGTTTTTTTGTAATTCTAAAATTACTTTTTTTGAGGCTTCTGATGCGTTTGCAAAAATAGTTGTTAAATCAACACCAGTTAAGACTAGAGTATTTAAATCAGTAAATCCAGTTTTTAAATCATTCACATTAGATATTAAATCATCAGAAGTTTCTACTGATTTTTTAGGTATTATTTCAGAAACATCAAACCCAATTCTTGACATTGAATCTCTTAATGTCATAAAATTTAAACCAAGCTCTTTGATTATATCTAAACTTTCTTCATCTCCATCAAATGTTAAAATGTTATTTAACAACAAGTCTTTTTGTTTCGGTTTATCAATATCTTTGCCAAATAATGCTTGTGATGAAAATAAACCTTTCATTGCTTTAGAAGCATCTAGTCCTGACTTTGTAAAGCCTTCCATAGATTTTTTATTTCTATCTATACTTCTTTGTATGTTATCTAATTCTCTAGGTGCTATTTTTCCTAAACCTTTAAATGCAGTTATTAAACCATTTGTAGCATTTACTAATCCAAGCAAAGCACTTTCAGCTACTGGAATTGTGCTATTTCCTAATTGAGCTAAAGCCTTATCTAATTTTTGTGAAGTTGATTCTTCAGTAATTATAAAAGCGTCATTAGTCGCATTTACTGATTGCGTTAAATTATCAAATATTTTTCTTGTGCCATCAGCGTTTTCACCCATTAAATCTAATACTGCGGATAACGCTCTAACATTACCAAAGACTTGTGCCGCCGCTTCATCATTTCCTTCAAACTCTTTTTTTAATGTTTGTAGTGTAGATAGTAACCCCTTTTCTCTTAATTGTGTTCTTAGTTCAGCAGAACTTAAAGACATTTTATCTAATGCTTCTTCTGCTTGTTGAGTAGGTTTTAATAACGATGCAAAGATTCCTCTTATTTGTGTAGATGCTTCCGCCGCATTTGTACCAGTTCTAGAAAGTGCCGCAAACGCCGCACCGACTTCATGAAACTCTACACCCATAGCTGAAGCTAATGGTAAAACTCGTCCCATTGATTGTGCTAACTCTCCTGCTTCTAGTTTACCCTCACGAACCGCAGTTACCATAACATCCGTTGCATCAGTTGCAGAAAGATTTGCTGAACCATAAGCGTTAAGTGCAGAGGTAGCTAAATCAGCTACAGTCTTAGTTTCACCTAATCCTACTGCCGCCGCCTTCAAAGAAGCCTCTAAAACTTCCATTGCTTCACTACCACGAAGACCTGCTGACGTTATAAAGAATAATGCTTCAGCCGCTTCGTTTGCCCCTCTACCAGTTTTAGTTGCCATTTTTATGGCAGTTTCTCCCATTTTATCTACTTCAGCACTTGCAATTCCTACCAATGACTTTATTTGTGTCATTGATTTATCAAATTGTTTTGCACTTCTTAATGCTTGAACTCCACCTGCCGCTAATGCACCAACAAAAACTAGCTTTATTGTAGAGGCTACACCTTTTAATTTACTTTGAAATCCATTAACGGATTTTTCTGATTGTTTAATGGAATTACGAAAACTGGATGAGTCACCAGTTATTTTAAGTTCTAGTCTTTGTCTGCTCATAAGGATAATTTGTTAACAAATATAAATATTTTAATACTTACGTTTCTTTCCAGTTTTTTCTATCTTATCCCACTTGTCAATTACTTTGTCTAGTTCTTCTTTAGATAATGGTTTTGCTTGAGGCAAACCATCTCTTTTATCTTGTGGTAATTTGAATAATTTTTGTGGTTGTATTCTTTGTGATGCTTTTTGTGCTTTAAGATTTATCATCATAGTAGCGACATATCTAAGTCTCTCCCATTCTAGATTTTGTTGTATCTGATATGACTCAGATAATCTTATATTTTCATTTAATGTATTATTCCAAAATGTGTTTGGATTTATTCCACATTGACCAATGTAGAAATCAAGTATTAATTCCCAAGCGTCTTTGTCTACTTTTTTTTTTGATTCTTAGAATTTCTTTCTATACCCATGTTAAGGTCATTACCTAATATTCTAGATTGTGAAAGGGTATTCATAACTTTGGTAAGTTGTTCTGAATCAAAATCTTCAAGCCAAGAGCCAACGTCATATATAGTATAATCAATAGTGTTTTTTTCTTCTTGGTCATAAGATATTAATCCTGAATATACTAATGCTCTAATCGTTGAAATGTTTATTCCTGAAGTGAAAAATTTATCTAAATCATTAAGACTGATATTTAGTGTCTCTGTAAAATGACACCAAAAATTCATAGAAAAATGGAGGGTTCTTTTTTTCCCTCCAATTTCTATTTCTACGTAACCTCTTTTGCTATTCATAAAGTAAATCTACAATTTAAAATTGTAAATTAAAAATATTAATTTGAGCCAATAGAGACTGTACCAGTTGAAGAAAAACTTCCTGAGTATGTAACAGGTGCTTCACTATCTGCACCATATTCTATAGATGTTAAAAATCCATCACAAGAATATACAACGTCTCCTGAAAGTGCAGTAGCAAACTTGCAATTCACTTTAGTTCTGTTGTTGATAAATACCATTAATTCTTCAATATTTGTCGTATCGTCATATGCGACAAAGCCATCAAAACTCATATCCAAACTTCTCACTCCAGCAATTATTTCTCTGTAACCACCTGAGTCTTTTGAAGTAGCGTCAGGGGTGTCTAAAGTGTAACTTATAGAAGAAGATGTGGTATGTCCGATAGTAGTATAAGCACCACTATCTGCATTTTTGATACTTAGTACAACGGTAGTTCCGTTCATTAAACCAGTTGAAGGCATAGTATTAAAATTTAATTGTTAAACATATAATACTACAAAAATAAAGAAACAATATTAAAATTATTTTTATTCTGCAACCTGTAAAGTAACAGATGTCGGATTGATTTGAGATTCAATGTTAGCGTCTAAAGATTCTTTTAATGAAGTAACCTTCTCTTCTCCCATTGTTGTTTCACACCATTCGGTAACAATAGTATTCGTTAAGTCTGCGAAAGGTATAAAGTTCTCAATGTCTTCTGTAGATATAGTTTCTGTACCATATATACTTGAAGTATAAGGGTTATCATTTGCGTCTACCTCTGAACTTGTAGCGTTTAAACGCCAATGTACGTTGTATACAACATCGGTTTCATCATCAAAAGTTGGATAGCAATCTACCGTTCTGCAATTCCAAGAGTAAGTATTAGCCATAATTTTTTATTTTAATTTATACAAATATACTATTTATTTTTTTTCAATTCGTCTATCTCTGCTTTCAGTTCTTGTATAGCTTTTAATAAGACTGGTATTGTTTCGGTATATTTCATTCCTAATAAATCGTTTTCATCCTTATTAATTATTGGAGTAAAATCATCTTCCCAATCTTGTGCAATAAAACCTATTTTTTTATCATTTGGTTCATCTTTAAAATTATATTCTACGCATCTATAATTTTTAATTTTATCTAAAACATTTTCTAATGGTTTAATATTTTCTTTTAATGTTTCATCAGATTGAGCTGACCAAGAAGTTGCGCCATCATCTATATAAACACCTGTACCACCATTATCAAGTATGTAAAATCTATTATTAGCATCAATATCTAAATTCCAATATAATCCTGCCGTTGCCGTATTATTTCTTAAATGTATATGATTTCCATTAGTTTCTACAGTTAATTTTCCAGTTGGCGAACCCGTTCCAATACCAACTTTTCCATTTGTGTCAATAACCATTCTATAATCCCCTGAATAAAAAGCAAGAGCACCGTCTGTACCTAAACCAGTATAGTCATTAAATATTTCCCAAGTAGCATTACCATTTTTTAGTGTTAAACCTGCGTTCCCACTAGCTGATTCTACAGTAGTAGAACAAGATGTATTAGCCGATGTTTCTTCTACGTGAAGTTTCGTGTCCATAGAGGTCGTTCCAATTCCTACATTGTCGCAGTCAAATGTTACATTATCTTCTGCTGATATAGCCATATCACCAGTATTGTGATTATACCTAAAACCTGCTGCTGAACTACTTGCTGTATCGCCAAAGAATATTGTACCAGTTCCAGAATCTGATGTGTTAGATATTGTCATACCAGTAGCTGTAGTACCTGGTCCTGTTATTACAAAGTCATCAGCGGCTGCGTTAGCAGCTGCTACAGTACCAGTTCCAACTGTTACTGTACCTGCAAAAGTTGCGCTATCATCAGCATTTAGCTTTAAAGGGGTAGAAAGTGGATTTGCATCTGAAGCCATTATATTAAATTCATAAGAACCTTTTGTAGAACCATCAGCTCCTGAAGAATAAAAACGAGAGTTACCACCGTTATTATCCATAAATAATGCGTTAGCTCTGTATGTTCCAGCTATTGTTGAACCACCTATTACTATATTCGGTGTATCAAGTTTCTGTATAGGCAAAGTAGTTCCAATTCCTACATTACCGTCTGTGTCAATCACAAATCTATAAGCACTATCAGTAACATCATAAATTCCAAATCCATTATTTGTTACATTATATATAGACGGTTGTAGTTCATATATTTGTGTAGTTCCATTTGATATTCTTAAATATTCACCGTGAGTTGCTCCAGTCCCATTCACGTGAAATCTTGCAGTTGGGGAATCAGTTCCAATACCTACCTTACCGTCACTTGTAATACGCATACGTTCTGAACTAGCACCTCCACCACCACCACCAGTATCAAAAGTTAAGAAACCACTTCCTGTTGATGCACCGTATGCTCTCATTTTAAACTGATTACTAAAATATTCTAATGCACCTGCGTTAGTTTGATGGTCTGCTAAAGAACCTTTAAATATTACACCACCACTTGAATCAATACGCATACGTTCTGTTGAAGTAGTATTGTTTGCAGAAGCAGTTCCGAAGATAATTTTTGAGCCACCATCTGCGCCTTGTAATCCTATACTTGCGTGAGATTTTGCAGTATTAACAAAAGCTCCAGTATTAGGATTTCTTTGTGTATTGAACTGTAAGTTTGTACTATCAAAATCTATGAATCCTGCATTTGTTGTTCCACCTATTTGTATCGCACCTGCACTATCAATACGCATACGTTCTGATAAAGACCCACCTGATGCAGTTTGAAAAGCTAATTCACCAGCTAAAGGAGATGCTACAGTAATATCACCAATTATTTTAGAATAAACATTTCCTTTTGTTGCATAAGAAAATCCGATTTCTGTGTCTCCTGAAGAGTGTACCTCTAATGCGTTACTTGAATCAGTACCAACAATAACCTTACCCCCACTTGTAATACGCATACGTTCTGTATCGTTAGTTGTAAACATCATATCTGTGTTTTCTAAATTATGAAGAATTGCATTTTCATCTCCAGTAATTCCAACTAAAAAACCATCAGTTGAAGATACGCCAGTTGTATCGTTTGTGAATTTTAAATAATTTGAGCCACTACCAGTTACATTAGAGTGCATAAAACTTGATGGTGAACTTGTGCCAAAACCAAATTTACCTGCACTTGTGATACGCATCCTTTCATTTGCACTTGTTCCTAACGCAACAAAACCTGAACCACCAAATATTCCTGTTGTGTTATCTGTAGAAAAAGATATTGAAGGTCTTGTTTGTTTCCCATCTGCAATAGCAACTGTAGGGTCGTCAGAGTTCTGAAGTGTAAAAGTTGCTATTCTACCTTTTGCACCAGTTATTCCAAATATATCAAGAGATGAATTAGCTGAAATTGAAGTTGTTGCAATGCCTACAGAACCCGCACTTGTGATACGCATACGTTCTGTATTTGTGTCATTTAGTGCAGTATAAAATTGAATATTACTGTCTGCGTTATCGGCAGAACCATAATTTGAATCTCTGCCAAATCTTATTTCTCCACCATTTCTAATAGAATTTAATCTTGACCTTATTGCAGTATATGGTGTAGTAGAAGTACCACCATCCCCAATATTTGTTAATAAAAGTTCAACACCACCACTTGCTTGTGTATCAGATATCTCTAATTTTTCAGCAGGCAAATCAGTTCCGATACCTACTTTTCCTGAACTATCAATACGCATACGTTCTGTATCTACAGTAAAGAATTTCATATTACTACCTAAAGAAACTGCTTTAATATCTACATCATCTCTATCACTTGCATTTAATTGTATTTTACCTCTTGTTGTTCCTGCATCTGTAAGGAATAAATTATCTTCTACTGATACATCACCTGCAAAAGTTGCATTTTGTGAACTATCTATAGTCAAAGCAGTAGCACCACCATTTTGGAAAATTATTCCTTTGCCACTACCATTGTTTTTAATATATAAATCTCCATTACTTGTTGCTGTTTTTTCTATAAAAGCATTATCTCCAACTACTCCTATTTGTAATTCCCAAGCATTATTAGCACCCCCAAAAGTTGCATATTTATTGTCAGGTAAAAATACATTTCCTTCAAAAGTTGCATTACCTGAAGAAGTCATATTAAATAAAGTGCCTGTTCCAGGAGTTGAACCAGTACCAATCACAAATTTATCTGAATCTGAATTATCAATACCAACGTGATATTCTTGTACACCTGCAACGCTTATAACTAATCTAGGGTCACCTGCACTTGCACCATTAACGGCAGTTATTAATCTAGAACCACTTGATGCGTTAGCACTTTCTGAATTATATACTCTTGCGTCAACAAGACCACCAGCTTCTGATTTATTTACATCTAATTCATAACTCGGTGAACCACCTATACCTACTGAACCTGTAAAAGTTCCATCACCAGTTATTTCTACTCCTGTATTTGTTGTTTCTATTTTTTTTGAATTATTAAAATATAATCTTGAACTACCATTTGCGGTAGCTTCAAAAAAAGATTTACCTGCTCTATCAGCTAGTTCAATCCCTACATCAGAAGTTATAAATAATTGATGCGTATCACTTATTATTGAGTTTTGATTACCAGTACTTGAATGTTTAAATGTTAAATCAGAATCATCACCAAGTATAAATTCTTTATTATCAGCTAGCTTAACGGCATCGGTTGTTTCTGTTAATAAAGAATCGCCTATAGTATCTGAATCAGTCCACTTTGTTATCTTACCTGCCGTACCACTACCATCTACCGCACCGCCACCAATAGGTATCTCAACAACTTGACCTGCTGATGTTACACCAAGTCTTTGTGTTACAGTACCAGTAATACTACCACTTCCATATTGAGCAAGTGTCAATCCAGTCGTTTGATGTAACGTTAATTTTGTTGCACCTTGTATACCGAGTTGTATATTATCAGTTGAAGTTGTACCGCTTATATAAACATCACTTGTTCCGAATTGTATTTTGTTATCATTAGATAATTGTATGTTACCACTAGATATTGTTAAAGCCTCTGTAGGTGTAACACCTATTCCCAATTTAGATGTAGATAAATATAACGGTGAATCTGTACCATTACCGTCAGTTAATCTTTTTGCAGTTGAGCCTATAACTGCATTATCCGTAGTTTTAAGGAGTCCGAGATAGGTTGAACTTATATTTTTTCCAGTTAGCGATGTACCCATAAGAATATTTTATTTACAAATATACTATTTTTTCATTTTCATTATATGTTTGTTGTGATGTACACGATGACAGTTAGCACATAGTATCTCACAATTTACCATAATCTCATATAAGATGTCATCAACCTTACCATCAGAGAAACTTTTTTCAGATAAGTTTCTCAATACTCTAGCAACTTTATAACGTTTTTTTTTAATGTGGTGAAAGTCCAAAGCACTAAAGTTTTTATCATAACCACAACCTACACATTCTATAGTAATGTGTTCGCTTAACTTATAAATAAATTGTTGTTTCCAATATCTATGCCTTTCCTCTCTGCGTATATTTCTACATTTCTTGCATTGTTTCTCAGGGTTGTTGTGTTGGTTT